GCACTATTACAAACCCTGGAGGTGTGTCAGGTTATCGCACGATTATCTTCCGTAGAGTTAATTGCACTTTGAAAAATTGCATAATATTAGACACTACCAACTCCTATACATCAATGGAGACTTTATCGACCATTACAATATCTGCGTTTAATACTTTTGTTCAAGCTGACGGAACTTCATTGTCGAGTGATGCTAATAACCTAGCAGTTGTACCGCAATTCGTAGACTCCTCAAGCGGCGATTATCGGCTTCGCCCAACCTCGCCAGGTATCAACGCTGGAGCCGCATAAGTCATGGCTTACAATAAGTTACACAAGAAGGACTTTACCATTGCGATCAAACACGGGTCTGATTCGGGAGCGGTAAAATTTAAGAAAGAGGCTACAAAGGGAGAACTATTCTTCGACACCGCACAGAATAAACTCTACATCGCACTTACTGATGCAGGTACTTCTGATGCTACTGTTGTGAGTGTAACTCTTGCGTAATGGCTCCTAACATCAGTGAGGATACGAATGTAAAGACACCGCTGGCGTTTTTACTCAAGGTCTTTGGTGGGACCATCTTCGTGGTGTACTCGGCCATGCTGATCTACGCACGGCTCAATACCCTGGAGATGGAGATCCTCCGCCTCAAGCATGAGATGGAGATGAACTCGGAATTTCGCATTAAGTGGCCACGGGGTGAACTCGGTGCATTGCCCGATGATGCAGAGCAAAATATGCGACTCCTGTTTATCGAGAAGCAAGTCGGTAAGCACGAAGATTTAATGGACGAAATCCGCTACGGGACAGCTCGGTGAAATGGGCGAAATACTTCTTATGTTACTTACGGGGGGCGGTAGTACGGCTCTTGGTGCTATGCTCAAAGGTGGCTTTGGAATGCTATTTGAGAATCGCCGTCAAAAGCATGAACTTGAAGTTGCCCGTGAAAGTCGAGCCAATGAAAACTTTCTTAAACTCCAAGCTGAATTGGCTAAAGGAGGTAATAATGAGTTCCGGGATTTTTCTCGTAGAATTATTGCTTTTATCGGTATTGGCACTTTGTGTCTCTGCATCTTGCTCTGCACCGCATTTCCGCAAGCCGAGTTCCTCTCCATCACTAATGCGCATGGAGAAGGAAGAACCGAATTACTCTTTGGAATCGTCTCATGGCCAGCCAGCCAAGACCCAATCACGCTATCGAGTGGACACCTGGCATACATGGGGCAAACAGCCCTTATGGGAATCCTCGGCTTTTATTTCGGGCCATCGCCTCACAGAAGATAAATGAATATGATTGATCGGGTATCAGTTGCCGGAATGAGTGGAACAGCCGCCACCTTTGGCTTATCTACTCTCGACTCCTTCCTGGGTATAGCAGTTGGTGCGGTGACCCTCGTCTATATGTCGATCAAGCTTTACCAAGAAATCCGCAGAAAGTGAAGACTGTTGCGTTAAAGAACCCTGGCACGGGTGAATTTACGATGATGCAGTTGACAGGCTTTGGCTCGATATCTGCGGACGATCGTTCGCAGTACACAAGGGACTCGGATTTTACTAATTACCAGGTAACCGCAAGCGATACATTCGGTACAAAGGTAAGTCTTGGTAATATTAAATCCAGCGTAAGTCTGCACGATACACGGCTCGATACATTGGAGGATACATCTGTTGGCATCGTGGATGGTGGCCGAGCCGGAATTATTCATGTCGAGGCAAATTCTATCGATGGAGGTAGTGCATCGATATGAGCATAAGAAGAATTTTTCTAAGGCGCGATACAGCGGCTAACTTTGCCAGTACCAACCCCGTTTTAAGCGAAGGTGAACCAGCGTTTGATACGACAAATCAAATACTCAAGGTTGGCGATGGTGTGACTGCGTGGAACTCGCTTAGTCAGTTTCAAGGGCCGCAAGGAGTGGCGGGGCCAACGGGTGCAACAGGCGCTCAAGGGGCGACAGGAGCCACGGGTGCTACAGGCCCACAAGGCCCAGCGGGAAACGACGGTGTATCCATACAGACTTATACAAAGACTAACCTACCTCTTAACGGCACAGCGGGTGACAACGCCTTAGTTACCGACGGTACAATAGGCGGCACACCTACGATGTCATACTTCTATAACGGAAGTTGGTATCGCACATTTGATAACTCGGTAATCACCAATCAAACAATCGATCTGTTCATATTAGCAGGTCAGTCAAACGCACATGGTCACGCTGATGTATCTGACTTAACTTCCGCACAAGCTACACAGGATGGTCTGTTCTATACCTCTTGGCATGACAGCACCTCTAACGCTGAATCCACACAGAACTACTCATCTTGGGCGACATCTCTAGTGGCTGGTAGTACCAAGGGAGATAGTAATAACTTAGTCAACTCACCTAACTTCGGCCCTGAACTTGGATTTGTTAGTCGAGCCAATGCAATCAGTCTTACTACACAGCCAATAGGTATTCTTAAATACGCAGTAGGGGCAACCACCTTGAACGCTGGTACATCACTTTCCGATTGGGATACCACCGCAACGGGGACAGGGGAGGGCGATTGTTATCGTGGATTATTATCTGCATTATCAGATGCCACCACAAAGCTAACCAACGCTGGATACTCTTGGAATTTTAAGGGAATGATATGGTGGCAAGGCGAGAGCGGCGCGACTGTTAGCGGTCTTAATACATTTATCGCCGCAGTGCGGACACTTCTTGGTAACTCCTACGGAGTATCTAACACAAATCAATTCCCTATAGTTATAACAAAGATTGGATACGGCACAGATTTAACTCCTGTTGCTAGTTCAGATGCGTATATAGGAATTGTAGACGCCGCAACCTACGGACATAGTGCCTCGCAAAACCATGTAGGTCGCGCCGCTGAAGGAAGTTCTGATGCAACAGGCAACGGTGTGAACGATATGTTTGATATAGGTGAAGCGTTTGCGGATGAGATGCAACTCGCAATCAGCGGTTCCACTAACGCCGCTTGGGATCCATCTTCAATTACGACTCGCTTGTGGCTCGATATGGACGATCAGACGACCTTCACTTCATCGAGTGGTAATGTCACACAGATCGCAGATAAGTCGGGTAATAACTACACCTTTAACGCCGCTACTGGTAGTACGCTAACAGCCGTTAATCTATCACAGAACAACAAAAATATACTGAGGTTTGATAACAACTCGGATGCGACTTCTTACACAAGTATAGCTTTTAGTCCTACCGCAGTTCATAAATGGTTCTTTGTAGTTAAGGTAACAGCGTCTGATACTCACGATGCACTAGTTACATTCACTAAGAACAATCCAACCCTACAGATGATACTTTTCAATCTTAGTGGTAATGGAGTGTTCTCAGGAGATTGGTACATGAGTCCAGGTTCACATTTAACAGGCAATTCGACCAACCTATTAAATCAATGGGTCATGTTATCTATTGAACTTGATGTACCTAATACTAGAGCTACTGCTTCTTTAAACGCTACCGCTTATAACACTAATGTTACGCAGTCAGGTTTGTCCACGATGGGTACGGGTAGTGTTCGATTGAACGATTATCAGAATAACGCAGACTCAGATTGGGGGAGAGGCAATATTTGTTGAAAATGTAACGCAATCCAACTCCGATAAGATCGAAGGTTACCTCGCACACAAGTGGGGACTAACAGCAGACCTACCTTCCAACCATCCGTACAAAACAATCGCACCATGAGCAGATATCGATCATACGGAAAACTAGACGATCCATTCGTGACGGAAGGGGATACCTTTTTTCTGCGGATGAATGCCCGTCTAAGGCCTAACCAGTTAAAGCCTGGTGAGGTTGCCTTATCCAAAAATGGAAGGATGAACGATGATGGTACTTGGCAACCCCGCAAAGGGCTATCGACTCTCTTTGGGTCAATAACATCGGGTGCAGATGCTGTGCGTGTTCCTTACATTATAACAGCGGGACAAAGAGATGCATCGGGCATCGTAACACTTGTATTGGATGACATTCCGAGCCTTGCATTTATTCCAGGCGAAAACATAACTACTGCAAACCTTGGATTTACCAATGCGACAAATCCGAATGGTACATTTGCTTTGGTTTCTATAAACTTTACAACCAAAACAATTACCTACTCGGACGGCTCTACCGGTGAAGCCGAGGCGTTTACATTAGCCAATAATTCAGTAGGTCAAACCTCAGTAGCATCGATGGGAAATTCGATTGCCACAACTGAAGGATTTACTCTGAACGATGATGGAGTAAATGCAGTTTTTGGGTCGGCAGTTTATTCTGATGCTTCATCCAATAATGATGATTATATATTCTCAGCGACAAACAATTTAGCCGTTATTATTCGACTAAAAGACTCTGCACTTTTTAAGTGCCGGTACGAGGGTGGGGGAGAAACAGTAGATGGTCCTGTCGGAATGACTCAAGGGTTTGATAAGATGTTTATTTTTCGTTCCCGTAAAACAACTCTTTCAGCCTCCCCAAAACTTAATTATCGATCTGTCAGTACAGCCTCCCAAAGTGGTCAGGTAATAACTGTAAACACATCGACCGATCATGGCCGAGTGGTCGGTGACTTTGTCACGCTCACAAACTTTACAGGCTGGCCAACCCACAATCCAAATAACTGCTATCAGATAAAGACTGCACCCACCCCCACATCTTTTACAGTAGAGATGGCAGACTCTCAAACTGTCGCCTTCAATGTGAGTGGCGCACAGGTTGAATACTTTGAAGACTTTACCCGAGTGAGCAAAGGGGCATACACTACTCCAGCTTACTTTACAGACACATCAGCAACTGCATTAAATGGAGTAGTCACCATGAACATCGGAGCAGGTCATAACCTGCAAAAAGGTGACGAGATAACTATCCGCAACGCAACATCTCCCTACGAGTTATTTGAAAATCAAAAAGCAGTAGTCACATCGGTTTTTGATTCATCAGGTAGTGCTACTAACCCTTTTTTAAAATTTACCTTTAATTTGGGAGTTCAGGATGAGTCTTCAGGTGCATCGCTCACAGTTAGTAAAGCACTAGCTATCGGAAAAGGTTTCGTACATATGCCAGCCGCCCCTTGGGGGGAATTTCATCAGCGTAGGCTATGGGTTCCATACTGGTATACCTCAGACACAAACCCCGTTGACCGAGAAATTAGGGACGAATTAGCGGCATCCGATATATTCGATTCAGACACATTCGACATCATCGGAAATCAATTCCGAGTATCTGCTGGCAAGAGCGATTACTTGGTAGGACTCCAGCCTTTTACACAGGATAGCATAGTCGCATTTAATCGTAAATCGATTCATCTACTTACAGGGGTAAGTGGATCTTTATCTGATGTATCCACAAATGTGGTAACCAATGAAATAGGAGCATCTGCTCGGAAATCTATCGTTCAGGTGGCCAACAAAATTCTATTCTTATCCGACCAGGGTATCTACTCGGTCGAGTTTATGGATGAGTATAATTTACGAGGAACTGGCACACCCATCTCGGAAACAATTCAACCCTACATAGATCGTATAAATCAGGACTATGCTCACCTGTCCTGTGCAGTTTATTTTAATAACAGATATTGGATTGCTTTACCCTTGGATTCTGCTCCAGGTAATGGCAATGGTAGGAAGTTGAATACCATTATAATATTTAATTTTATTAATGGCGGGTTTGAGAGCATTGACTCTGTAAACTCTGTAGACTTTGCCATTCGTGAATTAATCGTAGCTCGGGAAGGCGCACAGAATGCCCTGTACATAACCACCGAAGAGGGTGGAGTGCATCGAGTCGATTCTGTTGAGGGTGGAGATGTTGTATCAGTAACACCTGGGCAAGGCATCTGCTGAGACAATTCCTGTAATAAGCCAGCTAACCACTCGCCAGTTCGATGCTGATAGTATGGACCGAAAAGTATTTAGCCGGTCCGAGATTCAGATGAAATCTAATAACTCTCAGACCGATAGTGCTATCGAATTTATAACCGAGGAACCTGACTCCACTACCGCATCGATTAACGCCTCAACCTTGCTTGGAAGCACACTTGCCGACTCGGAGGATGCCTCTCTAGAGGCTTCGAGTAAATAAGCGAGGCTTTGGGGTTCAGGCAGATATTAAACCATTCTTAGGTCGGCCATACATTCGAGCTGTTAAAGTGGATGCCCGAATAACTGACCGATCAACCACATCCATTTCATAGAGGACATTAATCATGGCAATATTATCACGAGGACAAACCTTCGCATCAGGCGATCAAGTAACCGCACAGAAGTTGCAAGATATTGTGGATCTTGCAACATTTGACGATCCAGCAGATGAGTCTACAATCGTTAAAGACCCAGGCACAGGTAAACTTAAAGTGCCAGGCAATGGAATCGGCTCAAACGAGTTAGCCAGCGATGCCTCTGTAGATGCCAATCGTGCAGTAAATACTGATCATATTAAAGATGGTTCAGTCACAGCGGCCAAGCTCAATAGTGCGGCGGTAAGTGTGCTTATGCCGACCTCAACCATTCTGCCATATGCTGGGTCATCCGCTCCAACAGGTTATTTCCTTTGTGATGGATCAGCCAAAAATCGCACAACTGAAGCAGGTTTATTTGCAATCATAGGAACAACCTATGGAGTCGGAGACGGATCAACCACCTTCAATATACCTGACCTTCGAGGTCGAGTAATTGCAGGTCAGGACGATATGGGAGGTGTATCTGCTGATCGTTTAACCACGGCAAAAAGTGGAATAAATGGAGATAACTTAGGAGCATTTGGTGGATCAGAAGAACACCTCCTCACATCCGCAGAATCGGGTCTGCCTGACCACACTCACTCAGGAGGAGTTTCAACTAGTGCAAGTAACGGAGCCGCTGGTGATCCGTTTAGAACTTACTTTACACAAACAGGCGGAGTAACAGGTGGCGCTCAAGACGCATCCTCCGCCCACAACAATGTCCAGCCCACCATCATTTTAAATTACATCATCAAAACCTAATCGATATGGAATCATTAGACGCACTTAAAAGATTGGTGGGCATGGGTCCATCTAAAGATGAAATCGCCACAGAGGCACAAAAAAGACTGCAAATGCAAAGACACGCATTCCTCGGGCCTATAGATTACGAGCGATTAAAAGACCCAGGTGATTCTGCCTACAAGAAAAACCCCACAAATTACGCAAAAGAAAAAAACCCTACCTTTTTTCCGGACACTAATCCTAGTGCTTTTAATGAAAATGTATCTCAGGACGATGTTGTTAAATATCTCGAATCTAAAGGACCGGCAGGAGAATCGCTAGCTTACATAAACCCAATCGAAAGGGAAATGCTAATGCGCTCGGGTGCTAGTGGAAAAATGACCCCCGAAGGAGTTGTTTCGTATGCCCCTGAAGATCCACTCAAGCAAGCCGCCACAGTTCTCAATATGGCCGCCCCCGAAGGGGAAGAACTAGCCTACATTAATGACGATGAGGCAAAGCTATTAAAATCCAAGGGCGGGGCAGGTGTACCTGTAAACTCATCAGGAGTTCCATCATTCTTCATTCAAAAATTGTTTGGCGGTGGAAAAGATGCACCAGCATTAGGCAAGTTTGATGCAGGGCAATCGGCTCGGGATTATGTAAATGCAATGTCCGATCCGGCCTTGCAGAATAAACTTCTGCAAAATCGTCAACGCTACGATCCACAGTACCAGGATTTACAACTTAGCCTAGCTCGAAGAGCGGCCGACCCAATGGCACAACTTGCCGAGGACCAAGCAATGCGGTCACAGGAGTTTGGTTCCAAAATGGCAGAGCGCCAAGCGGGGTCTGATATCTCCCTAATAAATCGATTCGGGTCAGACATGACTCAGGCTATTCGATCATCCGATCCGCTCATGCAAGCCCGAGTTGAGCAGGCAAATCAAATGGCGAATGATGCATTCCGTGAGTCACAGATGACTGACTTATCACCGGAGATGCGCAGACGAGCAACTCAGTCTGCCCGTGAAGGTTTAGTTTCAAGAGGGCGAGAAATGGATAATGCAGGTATTGCCGCCGAAGCAATGAGCCGAGAGGATTATTTAAGGGATGTAATTGGCAATAGTAGAAACCAGGCACAATCACTTGGCGGGTATGCATCTAATTTGAACCAGGCAACTTCATATAATCCTAGAATGCTTACCGGTGGTGGACAGAACTCCATCCAACAGGGGTATGGCCAACGAGCCGCAATGTTTGGAATCCCACAGGAGCAAGTTACACGAATCAACCCCGATGCTGGGGTTAATATCGGTATGCAGGAATATTCCAATCGTGCGAATTACTTAGCGAATACTTATGCGGCAAAAGAACAAGCGGCCAGCGGAATGGCGAGTGGTTTATTCACCGGGGCTGGAATGGCCTTGGGTGGATGGTTAGGAGGATGAGGATAATATTATGGCAATAGGAGACACAGTTAATGCGGGACTCATGCGAGTCGATTTTTCACCATTTCTTGAAGCGGGGCGAGCTAATGCCGCCGCTAATGCTTCGTTCGGACAGGCACTAGGCCAAGTGGCAAAGGGGTACATCGAAGGTCAGGAAAAAAAGGCTCGGTCTGAAGAAATGACTGGTTACCTGATGAATCAAGGGGTGAGCGAAAAAGATGCCAAAGCTATTTCTAAAAATCCATTCCTTCAAAAAGAGTATCAGCGAAAAAAAGCATCTGAAGCTCAAATGAAGATGGAGGAAAAAAGACTGGCTAATCAGGCTAATATAGCATCAGCTGGAAGGGCGCAGAGGCAGGCAGAATTGGATGAAGGTTATAGACGGCAGGATGCGGTAAAAGCAGAGACAAAGGCCTTCTATGATCGATTAAATGATCTTGCTCCAACAGACGAATTAACTCCTGAAGCCCAACAAAGGGTTGAAAACTTTTCATCAGCTATAAATCCGAACGATCCAAGGAGATTGGCACAGGTTAATGACCCGCAAGCATTCATGGAACGAGTCAAAAATGATCCATCTAGCTATGTTCAAAAACCTGTTTATGAATTAGAAGGACCAGACTTCTATAAACAATTTGAAGATCCTGGTATGTTTCAAAAAGCTTTGGCGTTTCAACAGGCTAATCAACCGAAGGCTCAGAAAATAGCTCGAACGATTACTATGCAAGATGGTAAGGGAGGCTTTACACAAGTGGGAGTAGACGAAGCAGGTAATCCTGTTACAGACTTCGGTCCACCTAAGCCTTCAGGTATGTACCCAACTCCTAAAGAACAGGCCAAAGGAAAAGAGGACATTTTATCAGTTGAGAATGCTAATGACTTCGTAAATAAAACTCGTGTAAACTCATTAGATTCCGCGAAGTCTATAAGACCCGCCACTCGGGCATTAACTTTACTTGAAAAAGGAGATTTAGATACTGGTGGTATTACAGAATTAAAAACTAATACCATTGCGATGCTTGATAGCTTGGGAATACCAATCGACAAGGAAACAATGGATAAGGTGGCCAATACTCAAAACTTTCGGGCAGAGGTTGGTAAGTTTCTTTTCGAGAATATTAGTAATACAAAAGGCTCTATATCTGAGAAAGAAATGGATATATTTGCTAAGATATCACCAGGCTTACAGATGACTCCCGAAGCCAATAAGGTATTACTTAAATATGTCATCAAGAAAGCCGAGCGAGATAAAGACAGGGTAAAATTTATTCAAGATATGCGCCGTAAAGGAGTAGGTATTGTAGAGCAAAGAAATAGTTTGGAGGATTATATGATTGAATACGATTTATCCGAAGTTCTTTCACCTATTGCTGGTCAACCTGGTGCGCAGTCTCCACAAAATACATTCAATTTTAACGGACAAAACATTGATGTTGAAATTGTCGGGGAAAGAAAAGACGGCACACCTATTTATAAAGACAAAAAGACAGGCCAAATTCTTGTACAACAACCTGCTCAATAATGGACGAGCAAACACTTAGCCTTATTCCTGCAAGCGAGGAGGATTTGCAGTACCTAAATCCCGAGCCTCAACCGATTAACCTCGTACCAGCAAGCCAGGAGGATCTTCAGTATATAACGCCTGTCCTTCAACAGCCAACCATGCTCGATATGACGGCTGACTTTGAGACATTTAAAGAGTTCCGTAAGGTTGGAGCTTTCGACTCTCAAAAGTCAATTGGTGAATCGATTGTAGAATCAGGTGCGGGTATGTTATCTGATTTTTGGCAGTCTGCTAAAACATTACCTGTAAGGTTTGCTTCCAGCTTTTTGTTTTTGGATAAAGTAAATGATATCTACAAGCCACTCGGCAAGGTAAGAACACAAGCCAAAGCCACATCTTTACAAACCTACGGAAACATTGAATTAGATTACAAACAACTAACTTCAGCGATTGTTAGAGGAGTACAAAAACCTTTACTTGAAGACGAGTCAGAGGAAGATTTAAGGTCGTCCTATGAGTTTTTTCGGACTCAGGCTGAACTTGAGCATCAACGCCAAGGCAAGGCCGCCGAAATGGTAACCGAAGGTTTCCTTGGTATGTCTCCTGAGTTTTTAACTCTCGGTATGCCCGAAGAGGAAAGAGAACAAATTCGCACACAGCAAGTCATGCCCGACATGGCCGCCGCTCGAGGTGCAACTATGACGGGAGATCCTATTGGGCTTCTACCATTAGGCTCTGCATTCAGACTGGCAACAGGTACAGGCAGACAAGTATTAAGAGGAGCCGAAAAAGCCTTACTTAATGAGACAATGGATCTCGCTAAGTTGCAGGTAAATATGAAGCAGGCTCTCAATAGAATTGGCGATAATACTGTTAAGAGTAGAAGACTCGCAATAAAACAAGCACCGGCAAGAGCTAGGCTGGAAAAAGGATTAGCCGAAGTCACCGAGAAGATCGCAGAAAACAAGGCAAAGCTAAAACCACTAGCGGCCAAGCGGGATATGGCACTTACCGATATTGCAACAAAACTGCCAGCCAATCACCCACTTAAAGAGTTCCTTAACGAATCCCTCAAGGATGTCCCTGTAAAGCAACCGCTTAACCTACTAAACAAGGCAGGAGGGGCGACACTTATCGGCTTGGCGAAACCTGTTGAGTTTTTGGGCAACGCCTTGCAGTTCATTAAAACACTCCCCCAGGAGACTGCTATCAATATGTTAATGAAGGCAGGGGAAAAGGCTGGCGTGGAAGTAACCGAGCAACAGGCTAATCTTCTCATCAAAAGCGGAGTTGTTGGTGGAGTAGGTTACGGAGGTTATCAGTTCTCTGAGCAGTTTACAGACAGCGAGGTTGGCAAACTTGGAGGGGCTTTATCCTTCCTGCTCGGTCCACAGTTCCTCTCCCGATTCGGAAGAAATACTGCAATCCTTGGGAGAGAAATAATGAAGCCAACCAGCGACATGGCATTCTTCTCAAGGCTCGCCTCCAAGGACGCTGAAAAGCTGACCACTCAACTCATAGATCGTACCGCAATTCTTCCAGTCTCCTCCGTAGCCCGCAAAGTAACAGGAGCGGCAGAGGGCAAGGTGATGAGCAGAATGGCAGGCAAGGAAGCATTCGGTAATATGTCACAAGGCGGACAGGCCGCTGTAAACTTTTTAGACCGCACAGGACTTGGGCGATATGTGGAGACTGCCGGCAGACTCGCAAAAGGTGCTGGAGTGGGAGGCGCGGTAGGCGGAGCCTTCGGCCTTGCGGCAAGTGGTGGTGGAGATATGCCCGAAGCTATATATGGAGGAATCGGCGCAGGAATGCTCTTTGGTTCTGCCGGTGCATTAGGGGCAGAGGTTGGCGGGTTTAGTAGCCCAATCAATCACATGGAAGCCCGATATGGAGATTGGATGCACTACACCGAAAACTACTTACCCGCCAATCAGAAGGACGCATTTAATAAACTAAACCGAGATGTTCAGATGGCGGTGTCTAATAAGATCGTAGCCAACCCAAGCCTATCGATTGAATATGTCAGTAATGGTAAGAATGCAGAGGGTGGATACTTTGACCGAGTAACAGGTGACATAGTAATCAATACAGACTCTCCCCGAGCGATTGAGCCATTACTTGCCCACGAATTTACACACTACCTTGAGCAGACAGGCGGGAAGCGTAAATTCATCGACCTACTCATCGGCAATCCGATCACCGGCAAGCCTGGTATATTTGTCCAGCGGGTAACCAAGCAAAACCAATCTAAATATACTGACCTAAAGGTAGGAGATCCGATTATGGTCGGGGAGGGGGCGAATCGTAAATTTCTACTCAGCGATGAGTTTGAACAAGCCCGCACAGAATACGGCAATAAGCTACAGGATACACTACTGGATTCAGAAGGTAATAAAATGTCCGATACAGACCTCGCAAAAATTATGACTGATGAACAAACAGTCAGCGAGATTGTGGCCGAGCATGGTACAGACTTTTTGCTCAACGATCCAAAAAGGTACAGAGATAAAAGACGGGGGACAATCGGTAAGATCATGGGCGGTATACTCGATACTGAACTTGTGCAAAACATCCCACTCCTTCGTCAGACAATCGCCATGATGGGTGGAACCTTTCGCCCCGATGGCCGCCTGATCACCGATAATAAATTATTCTCCAATCTCAAAAAATACCCACAAATCACCGAGCTTGTACGAAAGTACAACAGGGAGATTGAGGGCATGAGTCCGCAAAGGAAAGAATCCCTCGAGCAAAAGGGCGACATTCAGGGCAGAGATATTAAGTCCAGCGGAAGGACCACCAAGGAGGTAGTGGTCGATATAAAGTCTACAGAACTCGCTAAAAGCCCACAGCTCGCAGAACTTCTAAGAGCGGGAACACTCCTACAAATAGACAAGGATGGAAATGTAATACCCAACCTGGCTATGACCGCAAGAGAGCAGGGTAAATACAATCGCTCATTTGCTGAGAAACTCAAAGAGGCTGTCGAGGAGAAGGAGAAAAATGAGGGATTGCCGGAAGGCCATGTACGCCCCGAAGTTAATCCCAAGACTGGCAATATCCGCTTTGTTGGCCGATACCTTGATGACTCGGTAATTGATAAGCTCGAAAAATCAGGCAATTGGAATAAGGATCAAATACAGACCCTTAGAGATGTAAACTCAAACATCCGCAACAAAGGCGGGAACGAGTATTTAATGACCTACTTTAAGGCCGCAGGGCAGGGCGGTGGAAGGTATGTAAATGCCAAGGTAGAGAATCATATCGAAGTTCCCTACGGGTTTGAAATAACACAAAAGAACAACATCATACTGCGTACCGTATCTGTTAACCAGCTAGTCAAGAATATCGATCAATTAGCTAGGCAACAACAGGGTGAACTCACTCGCCTATATGGGGCAGATATTGCACAGGCAAAAGTAAAGCTCCTGCAAGACCTAGATCAATATCACCGCAATCATGCAGACGGCTTACCTGGCAGAACGGGATTGGATGCCAATCAGGACATCGCTAAATCCAAAGCAGACTTTATAAATTCCGCTTTCGGTACAGGCTCAAAAGACCAAGCCGACTCCAATCCTTGGCGACAAAGCCTTGGCAAGAAGAACCCTCGAGATGTTTACCGCTCCAGGCGGATCGAGCGGATCGGCAAGATGGAACAATTATCAGGGACTCGATTCATCGATTACGATAAAATCAATAAGGCGTTCATCCCCAAAGCCGAAGCCGATGTCACGGTGACCGAGAAACTCTTCATGCCAGCCTCCGAAGCGGGTGCGGGGAAGGGGAAGCAAGCCGAGGCCGCAAAGCTATGGAATGAGAAGGGTACGGATTCGCCATACTTTAAGAAGTACAGCGGAGGTGCTAAAGTTGTAAAGATTGGCGAGCAACATGATTTTGTATCAGGCGAACCAGTGGTGGTCGAAGGTGTACATGGATCGACTCATACCTTTAAGGAGTTCGACCCATCAAAAGGAAACCCAGAAAGCGATTTAGGTAAGGCGGTTTATATTTCAAACACACCCGATGAGGTAGGAGTAAATTACGCTGGAGAGGGTCCCGACTTAACAGGCAGAATTGAAAGAAAAGCTGAAACTTACATGGGAATGATTGAGGATGAACTTAGTTCCTATGGTTTGTCGGATGATGCTACTCAACAGCAAATAGAGGCTAAAGGCTATGAGTTAGCTCGTAATGAGTTGGTAGGTTCGGGAGATCAAACTTACAAAGTATTTGCAAAGTTTAAAAACCCAGTAGTTGTCGGAGAGAAGTTTAGGAGTATTGACGATTTTGGAAATAAAGGTGGAAAGAAAGAAACGAACTTTGAAATGATGTTTGATGAAGATGCTGGCACAGAGTCAGGAACTTTAGTCGATTTATTAGAGCAAGTTGACGAAGTCGCTTATGACTTTGAGTTTGTAGATGTCGATAAAGTAAAATCCGACATTATGGAAGCCGCAGACTATGATAGTATAGGAGCGCAAGAACTCATCAAGACGATGAAGGAAAGCGAAGGGCTAATGGATACTATGGATGCGGATGGCGAACTAGCAAATGGTGAGTTCGTAAGGCAAGTATTTGAAGGCATGGGATTTGATGGGATAATCGATTTATCTGTAAACGAAAAATTCGGATCTCAACGAAAAATGGGTCAATCGATGGAAGGAATGAATCCTGATACGATCCACTACCTGGCTTTCAAACCCGAACAAATCAAATCGGCCACCGGCAATCGGGGAACCTTCGATGCGGGGGAGAGGAATATTCTTTTTATGCCGAGCCTGGGCGATACAACTCCGGCATCGGTTCAATCATGGGATGGTCCAAATCCGACATTCGGTACAAATTTCACCAGGGGCATGGCCAAGGATAATAAGGAGGCCGCCGCTTTACTTAGAAGATCATACGAGGATGAATTTGGTCAGCCTATCAAGGCACAAGATTTTACAGATGAACAGGTAAATTGGTTAGGAGATACACTTGCCAAAGAAGGGGAGGCCGCACTCGGCAGAACCGGCAATGCGGTAAACTGGTATACAAGTGCAGTTGAAAAAGCATTGTCTGTAGCGGAAGAAATCTTTCCTGATATCGGTCAAAAGTTTGAGGCTAAAGATAGATTCCTTGGTGCATTATCGATTACCAGTCAGAACATGAGGGTGATGGATAATGCCAAAGGTGCAGTTAAACAATATCAGCACAAAGAAAGAACCGGCAAATTTGACTACAGCATTAAGCATGGAGCAAAGGCTGATGCCATCACAAGCAATTTAAAACTGTACGATAAGGTGGAGGCTAAAATGGGAGTTGATAAACTCCATGACTTCTTGGATGCCGACTTTACAGTTAAGGAACTAATAGAATGGGGTAAAAACTTTTTCGGGGATAAGAAATTTTCAATCGCTGGGTACAGCACGGACAAGGTAAAAGGTTCAGCTATATTTGGTCCAAAGATCGGGCAGGGCTTTTTCCAAAACCTCAGAGGTAATTACGACCCCGTAACTGTGGACCTTTGGTTACGCAGGACTTATGGGCGATTAACCGGTTTATCCTTAGACACAGCATTAACAGCTAAAGATGTAGGTCGATTAATTTATGCAGTTAGGAATAATAAAGGTAAGCGGAAGTTTGCTGATCTTGAAATGCCTGACTTTTTGAAGGGAATATCAATAAGCGGTAAAGTTCAAAAGAACGGAGTAGCTAATTACAAAATATCCGACAAAGCATTCGAGACCTTGCTTGGTGATCACACTACAGGTAGAAATAATTATGATGCAGTATATAAATTTGCCGAAAAACTAAATCGGGAGTGGGAAAGAAATTTTGCTAAAGCTAACAATGATGTCACGAAAGCCAAAGACGCTGTAAAAAAAGCAAAGAAGGATAAGCGAGGGACTGCTAACCTGGAGAAGCAACTTGCAAAGTTTGAAGCTGAGAAGGTAGCAATCGGAAAAGAAAAACCACAATGGGCAAAAGCAGGTTCAACTGTATCTGATAAATTAAAACCTATTGATATACCATCAAATGCCGAGAGAGCTGTGATTACTAAGGCATTTAATGTGGCATTGAAGGCGTTAAAAGATAAAGGCATCAACTTGACCCCAGCGGATCTTCAAGCTACACTATGGTATCCTGAAAAAGATATATGGGCATACTTAAAAGGTGAAAATTCAGATGCATTAAATATGTCCTACGATACAGCAATGGAGGTAATTCGTGACCAAAGATAAAAAGAAACCTGAAGTTTTTGATTTCAACCATGAAGATGGTATAGCATCGCAGATGTCAGATAAACAAATTGAAGGCATTGCATCTTCATTGAATAAATTAATGGATAAAAAAATGAGGGAAGACCCTGAAATGAAAAAAAGGATCGAAGCTCGAAGAGCAGAACGACTAGCTCGTAAATCTTAGTAAGGATTAATCCATTTAAATCTGCCGAGCGTTTCCGCTAATAAGGCTTATTCGCATACCCATTTTAACGCACAACCCCTTGCGTTAAAAACCCTAGTAAAACCTACATAATACTAGTTTTCCCTTGTGTAGACATGGATTTTTGGGGTATATTTTACGCAATCAGTTGTGCGTATGAAAAGTAGAAAAAAATGGGTAAATGATCTAGCTTGTACTTTTAGCTATAATGGCAAAACCAAGCGATGTTTCGCTAAGGATATGAACCGAATGAAGCTCCGATTGCCTGATGCGGTTTATCGATCATTCTATTTACAGACCACGATGATTATGGACGATCTTTCGCAAATCAGTAATAGTGAATGGTATGGAGTACTTAATACTTTGTGTGGCAAGCGAATTCAATACCGCATTATCGACCGCAAGGACAGGATCAAGGAGGCCGCTAGACTGCTTGGGCAGATTGGCGGACAGGCTGGTAGAGGTAAGAAAAAAGTCCGAGGCGACTCGAATTATTACCAGTTATTAAGATTAAAAGGACTTGAAAAACGAAGAAAAAAACACGCAAAAAAATAATAATAAAAGAGTATATGAGTGTTTTTATAGGTTTTTCGTCCAAAGCTATTGACAGGATTGTTTTTATGTGGATTATGCACATTACGAACCTTGGATGGGTTCAGGAGTTCTTTTCACATTTAGACATTAATTCTCGGCGGGAACCAGAAAGTGGTTCGCACAATATACAATCTGTCAGATTTTACTACAAATTATCTGAGTAAGTTTAGTTTTTGTTTCCGCCGAGTGAAATTATTCACATCGGCACATGACCTCAAAAACACTACTAAAACAATACCACCCCATATTCCTTACCCGCTCTGAGGTAAAGGAAATATTTGATCTTTCTGAACACCAGCTAATCGCTTGGCGCAGAAAGTACAAAGTGGCGTAAAGCTGGCCATAAGTTTCTTCGAGCAGATATCGAAGCGACCCTCGCTGAATTTCTACAGGAGGAAGTGGTATGAAGCTAACGATTGGAATCGATCCAGGTAGGTCAGGCGGTTACGCAATCGCTTGGGGAAGCTTAGACAGTATACATCTCCACACCCTCGGGGAAGACTTTGAATTTGTAGAACATATTCAGGACTTAAAAGACCACCCCGATGTCACATCGATTGAAGCTGTGGTCGAGTTGGTCCCGCCGTTTGCGGGTAAGATGATACCTTCTAGTAGCTCGTTCAAATTAGGCAAATCATGCGGATTCCTTGAAGGAGTCCTTCGCATGGCTGAAATTCCATTCACTTTAGTCCGCCCTCAAGAATGGCAAAAAGGATTAAGCGGATTAACTGGGCTAACCTCAAACAAACGCAAAAAGGTTTTAGCGAACCATGCCAAACGATTCTTCCCATCGACTAAAGGAATTACCTTAAAAACTGCCGATGCGATTCTCATCCTTCGGGACTTTCTTATAAATAAATAACCGAGAGGCCGACTCGCTAAAACCGGCAACCTAAACACATGGCAATACTACAACAATCATCTAACGGAAACGGACCAATAAGTGGCTGGCCGATTGAACCTATTAACGCTGGGCAGTACCTCGCTGTATGTCTCGATGTTAAAGACAGCTTTGGCATTCAACGCCCAAGCTATGACGATCCATCAGTCATCGAAACATTAGATGTCTGTCGATTCTCTTTCGGAACTCAGGACGGACAAATGGTACAGACAGGTGAGATGAAAATCTCAGCACATGAGAAAAGCAAACTCGTAGGAGTTTTAACCTCATGGCTCGGTAGCAACCCTGGTGCTGGATTCGATACAGAATCTTTAAGAGGCAAAGGGTGCATGATTAATATCATCCAAAAGACTTCCCAAAAGGGTACAGTCTATAGTGATATCACATCGATTTCACCTGTGATGCAAGGCATGGAAGCACAGGTTCCACAGGCCGCCAGCTTTAACATTCCAGGCGGTGCTTCCGCGCCTGCGCCACAGGCTACTACACAGGTAACAATTGATCAGCCTCAAGTAGTTCAGCCTGCACCTGTACAAGTTCCTGTACAAGTCGCTCAACCTGTAGCACCTGTATCCCAACAAGCCACATTCACAGCACCCGCAACCTCAACAGTACAACCACCCTTTTAGGTTATAGTTACTGGTTGTACTCAACGGGGCGTAGAGTCGGAGGATGTCTCCGAACAAGGCTATGTTTTTAGCCTAGTTTGATCACCTGTTATTTTTTTAATTACCCCACAAAAAACCATATGGACACAAATCATTTTAAATCTCCCGCAGTATTAATTCTCATTGGATGGGTAGTCGTACTTGCCGACATCGTACTATGAACGAGCCTACTATACCTAAAATAAAAAAGGCTGTGGCTGAGGGCTTTGAAGTTTCGATTCAAGAGATTGATTCAAGAATTAAAAGGCATCCAATCGCCCTAGCTCGCCAATGCGTATATTACTATACCCGAAAACTTCTTGGCATGAAATACGATGACATGGAAGAGAAGTTTGACCGAGATCATAGTAATTTAATATATGCCTGCCATCAGATTCGGGATAGGCGAATTTACGATTGGGAAACTAAGGCTATGCTCGAAGGCATCGAGGATGAGTACCCTTGGTTGAAGGGCAAGGGGGCAGATGCATGAAGCGATTAATTCATACGCTCATCGTAATAGCTTTAAGAATAAAGGAGGCACTACATGGCTATTTTAACCGCTAAACCAAAGCGTGGGAGTGGTGGACATTGGTACACCTCAGAAGGTAAGGCCATGCACACAGTTCCTAACGCTAAGGGCGATGGGGAAAGAAATACTACCTTGCGAGATGCTAGGAAGCATAAGCTTTTTCCAAGTGTTACTGGCATACTTGGACTTTTCGCAAAGCCTGGGCTTGATCGTTGGAAACAGGATCAACTTTTAAGGATAGCTTACGAGAACCCAGCAAAAATGGACGAAACTTTTGAACGATTTGCAGACCGATGCTTAGTAGAGCATGAGAAGCCTGTAGAGGAAGCGGCATCGTTTGGAACTCGAATCCATGATTCGATAGAGAAGTATTTTGATGGTGAACCTATAGACGAGGACTTACTTGAATATGTTCAGCCTGCCTTTGACTGGAAACAGGAGAATCAACTTAGGTTTATCGAGAGGGAAAAGATGATGGTGAACCACGATCATGGATTTGCTGGAACTGTTGATATCGTAGGAAAAGGACCGGATGGTCAGAACTTCATAGTCGATTGGAAAACTAGGAAGACTAAGGAAGGCGTAAAGGTAACGAGTTACGATTTCCAAGTTCATCAGATTGCGGCCTATGGAGCGACTTACTTTGGCGAGGATCGAATGATGAAGGAGGGAATCTACGGAGCTAATTGCTACCTCAGTTCGACAGAGCCTGGTCGCTTTCAAGTTATTAGCTACAGTCCCGATGAACTTCGGGATGCGTGGAAAGTATTTAAAGGAGTATGTGAAGTATGGAGAAGTCTGAAGAACTACGACCCACGGGCTTAAACCATACTGATGGTCCTCGTTGTTGGAGGACTAAGGAGTGGGGAGAAAAGCCTGTAAAGTTTGAAGGTGGTTTCCTAACCCTTCACGAAGCGAACGAAGGCTTTCATCGGGCATTCAGCAAGTGCCAATTAGCCTATGGAGCGGATGGGAAAAAGTATCGGACTAATAAGCCTAGAATGATGCCAAGCGATAACGGATTTAAACGAAATCCTTATAAGAAAATAGATGAACAACTTTAAGAGTTACTCATTGGTGGGCGGTATTACCGCACCAGGCAACGGAAACCATATGGGACACCTCGGCGACACTCGGTCGGGTGAGTAGCTCTGTTTTTAAACACATGAAAAATATGAATACAGAATATAAAATGGGATTGGGATTACCCCGTGGATCAAAGGTAATCGTAAAGGCGGGAAACAGACAGGCAGATATTACATTAATCGAGAACGAGGATGGACATACCTGGAGGGTACAGATCGATAGGGATCTTCCCGAAACGGAATATCCAACTCTCGAAAATGCGATCCTCTCGGCAGAAACTTTATTTCGGGAAGTGGTATGAAGAATTTTAGCGTAGATAGTTTAACAGCAGAACTCCCTCTATTCCAAGAGGATGGTGGCGGTGCAAGTCCGACCTCTACGCACCAATCATTTAAAAATTATTTTGTTAGAGAGTTAAGTAATAAAAAACTAGCTTACCCATATATTTATGAAATTCATTACGCAAAGCGAAAGCCTTCTTTAAGTTTTGTATATGGGCTTTATAGAAATCATAAACTAATTGGAGTTTGCACATATGGTAGTCCTGCAAGCCCTAATTTATGTGTAGGTATCGCTGGTAAAAGTAACCGAAATAAGGTCATAGAGTTAAATCGGTTAGTATTAAAATTTAACAGAAAAAACGAAGCTAGTTTTTTGGTGAGCAAATCAATTAGGATGCTTCCTAAGCCAAAAATAATAGTTAGTTACGCAGATACCGCACAAGGTCATATTGGCCTAGTATATCAAGCCACAAATTTCCTTTTTACAGGAACAACAAAAGCAAGAACTGACATGGCTAGTGCAAATAATAAGCACTCTCGCCATAGCTTAAAAGATCGAACAAATCGAGTATTTAGAAGCGCCAAGCACAGGTATGTTTATATCCACGCTGATAAACAAGAAAAGGCCAAGCTAAGAAATGAATTAAATTATAAAATTTCTACATATCCTAAATCTTCAAATGAAAGGGAAGTGGTATGATTGTAGCCTTTGACCTAGAGACTGTGTGGAGTAAGAATTACTCAGTCGCAAAGATTGGCCTCGACCGATATGTAAAGAATCCTGACTTCCGAGTAACCCTCGTTTCAATCGTAGCAGAGGATGGATTTGAATGGGTAGGGGAGCCACAGAGGTTGCCGGTTGAGCGCCTAAACGGCCATACCTTAATCTCCCATAATGCCGAGTTTGATAGCGTATGCGCAAGGGCGGCAATCTTCAGAGGACAGATGCCCGAGTTCATGCCGAGCGATTGGATATGTACCGCAGACATGGCATCGTACCACCAATTACCCCGCTCATTAGCCGGAGCGATTAAGGAATTATTTGACGAGGAAATATCCAAGGACGAGCGAGATGCAATGGCTGGATTATCTGCACAGGAAATACAAGCAAATCCATCATTTATAAATTATGCACTAGAGGACAGTCGGAATTGTTTACGAGTCTACCAGGAGTTAGATGTCGGATTTCCTGAGAAGGAAAGATTGCTCTCATCGTTAACCCGTAGAGTCGCAAACAGAGGTTTGGCGATCAATGGCCCGCTCTGCCAGCAGTTCATCGATAAGGTGGAAAAGATACTGGAAGATACGGATCGTAAAACGACTGAGTGGAGACAGGCTAACCTTGCCCTACAAACCTATGAGAAATTAATCATGGGCCAACGCTCGGACCGCCGAGTACCCACTCGTTTAAAATATTGTGGCGCTCCACATACCAAGCGGTGGAGCGGTGGAGGAGTAATAAATTTCCAAGCCATCCCTAACGATGCTGTGGCAGATACTTCTGCCCGTAAATGCTTACAGGCTCCCCAGGGTAGGGTAATTGTATCTGCTGACCTCTCACAGATCGAACCGCGCGTAATTGCGTACCTGGTGGGTGATCAAAACTTTCTTGGCCTAGTGCGTGGAGGGATCGATATATACGAGGCACATGGTCGAGCATCCAAGCTGTACAACGAGGATGAACCTATGGCCGAGCTTGCCCCCGAGATGAGGAAGCTATGCAAGGCTAGACTCCTCGGATTAGGCTATGGATGTGGAGCTAATACATTTCTTGAAGTGGCAAAATCATTCGGGGTTACTATGACCGAGGCAGAAGCCAAGAAACAGGTACTATTATATCGAGCGCAGAACCCCGATGTACATCTAGCTTGGTCGAAAATAGAGGACCAGTTCAGAGAGTGGATGAAGGAGACTCCCGAATGTATTACATTCACCACACGCTGTGGAGTCCCTGTTCGATACTTCAATGCATACGAGGAATATGGAAACCTCTTTGCCTCGACCACCCGAGGGTATGCACCGGTCAAGATATATGGGGCTAGGCTCTTTCAAAACCTCGTACAGGCAACTGCCCGATCAATCTTTGCAGATGCGCTTATCCGCATCGAGGCCGCCGGGCTACCGATCTGTCTCCATGTACATGACTCTGTGACTTTGGAGGTCGCAGAGAATGAAGGACAGGCGGCACTAGATTTACTTACTCAACTACTCACCGAGGAACCTCTTAGCTACCCTGGACTACCTTTGGCCGCCGAGGGGGAAATCAAAACACACTACTGATTATGAAGTTCTTAAAAAACTTAGACTATACGGAGGTGCAGGACGATAATTGGAAATTCTATGCAAGTCATATTTTTGATACTTCACATTATGATAATCCAACTCAAGCCAGTCTTTCAATGGCTTCATTTATATCGAAGCGTTATCATATACTATGGGGTGAGCAAATTGTAGTCGATAAGCTAGTATCAGACGATTTAGCACAAACCGATTTAGAGGATATCACATTTGAGGAACTGCCTATATTGCATGATTCCTTAGAGTTTTATTTTGAAGATCCAAAATTAGGAACCTTTTTACTAAATACTGCCGAACCCAAGAAATTCGCAGAATCCGTTGGACTTGATTACGAAAAAAAACAAGGTGATGTGAAAAAATGTTGGTTTAGTTATCAAACTAAAGATTTTACGCAGATACTTAATATAAGAGGTGTAGGTAACATAACTAAAAAAGCCTTATTAGCTGGATTAGAAAATGGTGTTACTGAAGGCGCTATTGATATGTTTTTCCTGTGCTTCAAGGTTTTAATTTATGCCTCAATACCCAAGTTAAAGCCCCAAAAAATCGGTAAAAAAGAACTAAGGTTTGGTGGAAAACCAAAGGTTAAAGGTAGACCACATTTACCGATTAACCGAGTAGTTTATTTACCCCGTGAGCAGATCATTGACGGGCAAGGCATGACCGAAAGAGCCAGCAAGAAGTACAACTTCTATGGCCGGCGTGGATTTATGAGAACATATCGGCACGAACGATATACAAAGATGCGAGGTAAGATTCAATATATGCCTCCTATCCCACCCAAAGATCAAAAACCCAAAACCACCTACAAGGTGATAAAACTAACACACTACTAATTATGAAAGAACTAATCATTTATTCGATAGTCTTCATAACCGCCATAATCATGTGGATGTATATGCTCTTCTGTTTCGGCATAGCTTTATTCTGTAACGAGGGATGGCTGTAATGAAACCAATAATAGGCTTATGTGGACCCAAGGGTGTGGGCAAAACAACTTACTCTAAAACGATTGAAGATGCGGTGATCTTTTCATTCTCATCGCCAATTAAAAAGATGTTGAAGGTCATCCTCCCTCATCCTGGTTGGCTCAATCGAAAGGAAGAACCAATACCAGGATTCCCCGAGCATATTACCGTGCGTAAGATGCTACAGGAACTTGGGACCACATGGGGTAGGGAAGGCAAGTCAGGGTATCCAAACATATGGGTCGATGCGGCCATGCGTACAGCCGAACCATTCTTCGGGAAAGATACTGTTGTATTTGACGATCTGCGATTCCCGAACGAAGGCTGGGCGATCAAGCGATGGGCGGAATCGCGCGGACTACCTTACAAGATTATACACATATCAAGGGATGGCTATGAGATGGATAAGAATGAGGTACATAAGTCGGAGCATGGACTACCTGAACACTTTATAACCGATTGGGTGAAGGTCGATGCCGAGTAGACCCTCCAACTCCGTCCGCAAGATGGTAACCGATGCCAAACTTCGGCAGATGCTCAGAGCAGTCCCCGAGGACCACAGAGGATTTACTCAGGAGCAAATCGCTAAAAAGGTAGGCGTTGCCAAGCAAACGATTTCAAAGATCGAACAGTCAGCAATGATGAAAATAACCGAGCAGATTACCCGACTGCTCAAGGAAGAATAATGGCTACCCTGAAAGGAGATATACGCAGGTGCTTAGAAAACCTGCCAAGCGGACTACTGTCCCATCACGATGTGCTACTTCGATTATCCTTAGTCATTACCAGGTGGACCAAAGACCCAAACCATGCAGAACGGGCGTTGATCGCTCTACTCGATAAGGTTTCCCATAGGCAACATCAACCATCGGAAATTAGGAATGCTATAAAAGGGGCATATCATCGACATGATAACCCAAACCTGCCGAAAAACCCCATAAAGGTAGCTCCTCCCGATCCATCCCTTAAAGAAAATAACTTAGGCCAAGCCGGTCTATTCGAAAAGTTTACCCTCCGATCCGACCCCATTCCGAGGAATGCCGAGGATGCGCTACAGGGACTCTTCGATCCTGACGAATCAATCTTTGTACAGCGAGTGGTTGCCGAGCGATCTGCACCCATGACGATCAAGCAGGCAATCGCCATGCCCGACCTGTCAAACTTCCAGTTCATCACCTATAACACATTTCCCGAGCAAGCCACTCGATCCGAGGCAGAGGTATTAGGGCGTAAGTATTTCATCCACGAAACAGACGATCCATCCCTGTCATTCGAGCAACAACTTGGCCTCATCCAACGCCTCGAACAGATTGCCCCCCTCAAGATGATCGTAAACTCAGGTGGGAAATCTCTACACGCATGGTTTCATTGGATCGAGGGATATAAGAAAGACTTTCTCGAACTCTCACAAAAGCTCGGTGGAGATCCACGATTCAAACTAATGAATCAACTATGCCGACTACCCTGGGGAACCCGCAGAAAGGAAGGCGAACCTTATCCCGCCAAGCAGGAGGTAATCTTTTGGAAGGAATAAGCCTCCAGCTACAAAAGACCATAGCCCGAAGGTTTATCAAGCTGGGCCTCCACATGGAGAAGGCATTCGAGTTAGCCGGTTCGATGCGTGAAGGATCAATAATTTATATCATCCGTGACGATGATAATCATAAACCAACAATAATCATTAAACTCACAAAGGAATAAATAACACATGGCATACAGAGAAGACTACCTAAAACCCGAAACCTTAGCCAAAGCAGATGAATTAGACATCTACTTCCAATCCCAAGGACAGCCACACTATCCCGAGTGGTCATCCGATGCACCCCAATCCTACTCGCTGGCAATCGATGACCCGCTACCCGCCCCCAAGTTCCTTACCCTCTCCGATATGGTAAGCATCGAAACGAATACTAAGATGCCCCCGCAAATCATTTCAGGAGTTCTCTATAAAGGATCAAAGATGATCATCTCAGGGTCCTCCAAGGCTGGTAAAACCCTATCCCTCCTTCACCTCGGCCTAGCAGTATCCAATGGAAAGCCCTGGATGGGCCATGAAACTACCCAAGGCAATGTCATATACCTCGACTTCGAGCTAAAGCCCCGCATGGCCGCCCAACGCATAACCCACATCATAGCCGCCAACCCAGGTATCTATAAACAGAACCCCCGATTTCTCTACTGTGGACTCCGAGGCCAAGCCCGTTCCCTCGAGGACCTCGTACACCACATTGAAGATCTCCCCGATTTCAAACCTGACATGGTAATAGTCGATCCCTTCTATAAACTGGCAACAGGTGCAGATGAGAACGATGCCGGTGCTATCTCCGAAGTTGTCAACCGCATGGAGCAATTCTCCGAACGACTCGACTGTTCATTCGTCTATGCCCACCACTTCTCAAAAGGTAATAAGTCTGACACAGACCACATCGACAGGGCAAGCGGGTCAGGCGTATTTGCCCGTGACCCCGATGCTATTCTCACCCTAACACCCCACGAAGAAGAAGACCACCTAGTCCTCGAGGCAACTGTCAGAGACTTCTCGTCTCCACCCGCAAAGGTAGTCGAATTTGAGTGGCCAAACTTCGTCCATAAGCCCGAACTTGAACCCAAATTACGCAAGCCTGGACAGTCAAAAGAGATACAACGAGTCAATGAAAAGTTATCTAATGCTCTTATCGAATTGCTCAAACCTAACTCTATTCATGGCTTAAATAACCTCAGAAAACTACTTCAGGATAAGACAGGGGAGTCGATTGGAGATAAAAAAATGGATAAAATACTACTAATTTCCAAGAATCATATTAGTGTACATAAGACCGAAAATGGTGTAGGAAACATCTATTCTTATACCGAGTAGAATATGGGTCGATTACTCTCTAAAACCACCACCCCCCTCCCTTTATATATAAGGAGGAGGGTGGTGGTCAAAACAGGCTATAGTAGAACCCCCTTCCCTGTCGGGGTAAGCTATGGCCTCCAAGGTCGGCCATTAGCTATAACTGCGTTATACCTACCGCTCACACCCAACACCCCTTGCCCTGACGGACGGGGTAAAGGGAAGGGGGTACTACGATACATTAGCCTACAAGCTCGGAGGATCGAAAAAAAATAAAAGCTGGTAGGTAGGTAGGTATCGAACAAAAGAATAACAGGTAAGACCCCTATGCTCGTAGGAGGCTTTGATCGGGTTAATAGGAGTCAGAGGACTCGCTGATATGCTAAAAGGCTAAATAGGGTACTCTACGGGGCTTTAAAGGCTATGCTCGTTAATATATGCATAGGTACAAAGATCGAGCCAATTAATATGACATATCGAAATATATCTGACACAGCCAAGGCATATCTGACACAGCCATACAGGTAGGCTGGCAATCTAAGGATTGGCGGTCAGGCGGATGACTCTACATCCGAAACCTCAGCTTCGATAACCTCTTCATCTTTTAGGTTCGCCAGCTCGGCTCGTATTTCATCGAGGGATAAAGATTTCTTAACCTCAATGACTTGAGTCGGTTCACCTTCGTATTGGCGATGCTTATCGATTAGGATGCCGGTAGCGATAGGGAGAACACCTGATGGGATTTGATCGTTCTCAAGTTTTTCGATCATCTTCTCTACTGCGAGCTGTGAAGCATGGCCGATTAATCCTCTCATCACTTTCTTGGAGGATTCGATCACCTGCTTCTCACGGGAGCGAACCACAGCTATTGTGTTATGGTTGACCTTGAGTTCCTTTTTGATGCGGGTAACGGGTACACCATCAGCAAGCATCTGAACCATCTTAGCATAGTCACCTGGTCTCTTATCGTAAAGACCCTGTGCTGTGTAGATCGCTGGGCAGGTTTCCTCCACCATTAGATTAGCCGGAAGGTTCTCAGCCTCCATAGTTACTCTTTTCTTTTCGGTAGGCATTTCTATCGGTGTAGGCAATTGAGAATGTATTCTCAATAAGCCTCGATGCAAGTCTAATTAGACATAATCATTATATCACGAACCTATTCATGTCTGCCATAGCATAAAATGATGCACAAATATAATATATTGTACGCTTTGTCCTAAATCACATAAAAATTTAGGCTCAGATGGGGGGGGAGGGGGGTCTGAGAATCTGCCCCCCGATCACCGCCGACCGATAGAGGCTCATAAAAAAATTTCAACAAATTGCCCGCCCCGAGGTGACCTACTATTGATAATCTGTTATCATTAGCCATGCCTCTCACCTGGTCACCGCATCCCGCCATCCCGCCTCTCAGCAAGTCCGAGATGCTGAGGATGTCGCCTGAGAATATTCTCGCATACTGGGAGAAGAGGGAAGAAGCGATAGCCAAGGAAAAGGATGACCCATATCGGCATGGCTTTGAACTCGATACATGGAAACGGGCAGATAAAGAATTAAAGACCCACTCGGAAATCCTCGTTATGGGGGGTAATAGAGCTGGAAAATCGTTTTGGGCGGCCAAGCGTGTAGTTCAGTCCCTCGTTGAGAATCCAGGTACGATCATATGGTGCTTAACTGAAACATCGGCAAATTCGATCCAATTTCAGCAAGCCCTTATATACAACGCCCTTCCTAAAGAGCTGAAAAGCCTTGGTAGGGGCAAGGTTGGATATGTCATGTATTCACTTCGTAATGGCTTCACAGCATCTAAGTTTACGCTAAATAATGGAAGCCAATGCATCTTTAGGTTTTGGCAACAGGATATAACCACAATCGAGGGTGGAGAAATCGGCTCACCGCAAGAACCTGTTAACGGCACACATAACATCGGTTACTGGGCAGATGAACTTGTACCCATGTCATGGGTAAATACGCTTAGATTTCGGACTGTAACAAGAAATTCCAAGGGAATAATCAGCTTCACCGCAGTAGACGGCTGGAACTCGGTAGTAAAGAGTATGCTCACAGGAGCAAGGACAGTTGAATCGGCAAAAGCTGACCTTTTGGACGGCGAAGAGGTCCCCCTCGTCCAACAGCCCATCCGCAAAGCCAGCTCGGTGGTGTATTTTCATACAGAGGCCAACCCCTTTGGCGGATGGGAGGCAATGAAGAACCAATTGGAGGGAGAAAAGAGGGAAACGATTCTTTGTCGGGCCTATGGAGTGCCTGTTCGTCAGAGTCGGGCAATATTTCCTAATCTTACGGATAAAAACTTCGTACAGGCAGAAAAGCTCCCCGATTTTGAGGATGCAAACTTCGTTCTGAGCATTGACCCTGCGGGAGCAAAGCCTTGGACGATGGTATTATTCGCAATCGACCCTCATGGAGTAGCCTGGGCAGTTAAGGAGTTCCCTGACTTTGACACATGGGGTGGATGGATTGACCTGACTAAGGATAAACTGTCTGCCGGTGAGGCCGCCCAACCAAATGGGTATGGATTGAAGGATTATGCGGATGAGAATCAGGAGGATGGAAAAGATTTGTGGCGATAATGAGGTTGTACGGATTATCGACCCTCGTTTAGGAGCGGCAAGTTATCAGAAGTCGGAAGGATCTTCTAATATTATAGATGATTTAACGGATGAAGATATCATCGTTGAACCCGCTGAGGCTTTGGACATCGAGACGGGCTTGCAGGCAATCAACAATTTACTGGCATGGGATCGGGACAAGCCAATGGATTTGGATAACAAGCCTAGATTGATGTTCTCGGATGAATGTCAGAATTTGATTAGCTGTATGCAGGCATATGTACCTGGGGATTTAAAGTCAGCTCCGAAAGATTTCGTGGACTGTGCCAGGTATTTTTCCATCGGTAATTTCGAGTACCACGATGAGGAGAGTTTTTTACCTTCAGGCGGGGGGAGTTATTAAATTATGAAATCTAAAAAGGTGATGCCTCGGCATCGTAAGGAAATTATTAGGCTTCGGGAGGCTGGCAATACATGGCCGGAAGTAGCGAAGCTTGTGGGCTTCAGTCGGGCAACAGTACAAAAGGTATACAGAGAGGACATGAAGCCCTCTGAGCCTCCCCCACAGCCCAAGGAGGAGGAGGTTGTGCCTGAATTACCTAAATACGAAGAGGCTAGGGTGCTTGGACCAGTTCCCAATCCTCGTTTAATGCGTATATTCTTTAAGGATCGTGAAGGTGTAGGGGTTTGCGTGAAGAGGCCACAGGATAATCACCGTCCTAACAGCATGGTTTTAGTCAAGAAGGTGGAAGGCAATGACGAGCTGTACAGATTGGTGTGAGACATCGGAAGATAAGGATCGGAGGATCGATATGATGCTTCGTGAAATGGTCATCGAGCATGGGATTGAATCTTTAGCCAGCGGTAAGGAGCCTGAACCATTAACTCTACAGGAGATTTCGGAATTTGTTGGGATCGGGTTCACATCGCTCCAACGAATCGAGCAACAGGCCTTGGATAAATTAAGAAATAAAATGTTAAACTAGTAAGTTTAGAAAAATGGAAAACGAAGTACAATTATACGAAGAAAAGCCCGATGTTGATGAATTAAAGCATGAGTTTGAACGGGCAAAAGCAAATTTATCATCATGGATGGATAAAGCCGAGGATGCTCGGGAGGTTCGATTTAATGAGTGGGCAGGCAAAACAGGTGACGGCAAGAAGAGTGGACCTGAAGCCTTTCCGTTTCCTGGCAGTAGCGACCTTGACCCCAATGTTGTAAACCCATTGATCGATGGGGATGTGGCGACTCTCACGCAGGCCCTCACACAGGCTAACCTGGTAGCCGCGCCTGTGGAGAGCGGTGACATAGCATCGGCCAAGCTGGTAAGTGAATTTTTGAAGTGGCGAATGGGTACAATGGATGAACTGATGAGAGAATCAGCCATCGGTGCTAATTATTTACTTCAAAACGGACTGACTTTCTTTGGCACTTATTGGAAACAGGAGAAGACTCGTAAGTTTGAACCATTAAGTTTGGAAGAAATTGCCCAACAATCGCCCGAACTGGCGATGGCTATTCAAGACCCTGAAATGAAGGAGGGAGTCGAGGAAATGTTCTATCCTATGTTCCCTAAGTTGAAGAAGAGACGGGTTAAGAAGATGCTCAATGAACTTCGTAAGACTGGTGAGACAGAAATACCGACTGAAAAGATGGTGGTAAATCGTCCGGCAGTAAAAGCGTATGAGCTTGGGCGTGAATTAATCGTTGATAGTAATGTCATCGATTTAGAGTCCGCTCGTTCTATCCATTGCATTCATTATTATACTCCTGAAGCGTTAAAGCAGAAGGTAAATGAGGGATGGGATGCCAAATGGATAGATGGAGCTATCGAAAAGGCAAAAGACTTCTTTGAGGAGGAATCTTACAGTAATTTTAACTATGGAAATGATTATTCGACTCAGAGTTATGAGGGATTAATCCGAGTAGTTACAACATATCGCAAGGAATTGGACGAGGATGATTGCCCAATCGTAATTAAGACCTGTTGGACGGATGAAATGGAAGAAGCAGGCTTCCATGAGCCTGTCGGATATGACGAGGGGCGGTATCCATTCGTATGTATCACGAGAGAGCATTTAAATCATCGGTTATTGGACTCTCGGGGATACCCTGAATTGTTGAAGAGTTACCAGGTGGCCGTGAAAACCGAAATGGACTCCCGGCGTGATGCAACATCGATGACTACTATGCCTCCATTTCTTTACAGCTTGGGACGCAGACCCGAACGGATCGGTCCAGGCGCACAGATTCCTGTCCGCCGTAGGGATGAAGTCGGTTGGATGGATACTCCTAGGTATTCACCAGCATCGACACAGGTGGAGATGGAAATTCGTCAACTTTGTAATCGCATAACCGGTCGGGCGACTGGTCCTGAAGATGCGGTGGAAGCAAATGCGTTAAAACAGCACCTAGTCAATTGTTGGTTGGGTGGATGGAAGGAAGTTTTAAAGCGTGTATGGTGCTTGGATCGTACTTATTCGGGGCCAATGGTATGGTTTCGGGTTACCAATAACGAGCAAGGCGCACAGCTAATCTTGGATGAAACTGCTGAGTTGTATGATTTTAATATTACTTGGAACAGCATGAACCAAGACGAGGAGAAGGTTCTTCAGAAGTTGGACACAGTAGGTAAGGTTATGGCCCAGTACGATAGACAAGGGGCATTTAGGTCGGATGTTTATCTCCGAAAATTCTTAGAAGCAATCGATCCAAACCTTGCTGGTCAATTAATTGCACCTGCTGAAGAGGCAACTGATAAGGAGATTAAGGAAACATCTGCGGATCTCGCTAAAATCTTTAGTGGACAGGTGGTCAATGCCCCACAAGGAGCAAATTCTCAACTTCGTTTACAATTCATGCAGACATATCTGCAAGGAACGGAAGAAATTCCAGCCACAGACATCCAACAAAGGATGCAAGAGGACGAGAATTTTGCCAAGAGGCTACAGACATATGCTGGTCAGCTTGAGCAACAGCAAGCCCAACAAAGGAACGCTCTAATTGGTCAACTAGGGACCGCACCTGGTAATGTACCAGCAAGTTCAATGTAATGAGTATTAATTATCGAGGTGTAACCTTTTCCGGATATTCAAAACCCAAGCGAACCCCAAACCATCCGACTAAATCCCATGTGGTTTTAGTTAAGGATGGGGATAAAAATAAAATGATTCGATTTGGGCAACAGGGTGCAAAGACTGCTGGTAAACCCAAGAAGGGAGAGAGTCAGGCCATGAAGCAAAAGCGTTCAAATTTTAAAAACAGACACGGCAAGAACATCGCAAGGGGCAAAACATCTGCGGCCTACTGGGCAAACAAAGTAAAGTGGTAATGAATAAAAAGAAACCAGGACTATGGGCGAATATCGCCGCTAAAAAGAAACGCATTAAGTCAGGCTCGGGTGAGCGGATGAATAAGCCAGGAAGTAAAAACTACCCAACGGCAAAAGCCATCAAAGCCTCGCAAACCAAGAAGAAGAAAAAAGCATGAATTTATCTGATGCTATTGCCGGTCTTAACGACCAAACAGAATGGAAATTCGTCAAGAAATTTATCAAGGAACAAAGGGACTCCTGTTTGGTAGACTTTCAGGATTATAACCATGTGGACAACCCACAAAAGCTTGCCCGACTATCGGGTGAGATTGCTGGGCTAAGTAGGCTAATAAGTTGTATCGAAAATGAGGAAGATGACCGAGACCCCCCATCAGAAATTTAAGAACGAACATCGTGCATTATTGAATCGATGGCTTGAGGAGTCAGACATCGATGATATGGAAATGGCGAATATAGCGATGGTCGATATTAACGAGTGGCTGGGTGAAGATGTTCTAGAGTTCGAGAGTGAAATCGACCTGGAGGATGAAGAGGGCGGGTAGCTTATACGAACAGCAGTTTTTTTTAGATGCCCTAAAGAATGGCTTAGAAGTTTTTACTCCCCTTGGCGACTATTTGCCACAGGATTGTATTGTTATGAACTCGGCAGGTCGAACCTTTCGAGTACAGATAAAAGGCACATCTACTTTATTGCATGATTCGAGGGGGAAAGGACTTGGTCGCTACATGATTACATCGGCATCAGGCAAGAAGGTAAAAGAGACTATAGACTGCACTAAGGTCGATACCCTAGCGGCCTATGTCGAACCTTTAAATAAATGGTACATCATTCCCTGCATGGATTTGGATAACGCAATTCGCATAAGTTTGTATCCTCACAATACTAAATCAAAAGCCAAATATGAAAGGTTTCAGGACAACTGGAACGCATTTAAAATTTCCTGAATAATCCTAATTTTTATCTGATATAATTGTCATTGGCGGAGTGTATTTACTTCGCAGATCAATACAAGAGAGTGCGAACTCTTCAAACGCAGAGAAATTATGGCAGACACAGTTATTAGCGAGGCTCCGGCTGAATCCACGGGAGCAGAAGACAATCAAGCGCAAAGCCCAATGAGCATGGAAGATTTGGCGGCATCCTTTGTCGACCAGGTAGAAAGTGATCAGAAGGCATCTGAAGATGAGGCAAGCGTGGAAACTCCCGAGAGTTCCAAGCAAGCAGAAGCATCGGAAGAAGAAGATGTTCTTTCACAGTCTATTTCCGAAGAGGAAGAAGATACCGAAGAAGAAACCGAGCAAGAGGATGAAGAGGTCGAGGAGGAGTCTGAAGAGGAACCACCAAAAGCTGTAGGTAAACTGCTCAAGCAAGTTAATAAACTAACTGCCCGAGCTAAGTCTGCTGAAGAAAACGCAGATGCACTTAAAGCCGAGATCGAATCACTTAAATCCAATAGCCAACCTACTGAGCAGGCAACCGGTCAACCTGAACTTGAAAATGTTCAGAACTTTGAAGACTTAAAAAAGTTACAAAAGGAAGCCCAAGCCGCCAAGAAGTTCGCCCTACAGAATATCGGGAAAGACTATGTCGAAGTTGATGGAAAAGAATATTCAGATGATGACATCCGCAATATCCTTACCCAAGCAGACGAGTACCTTACCGAAAAGATTCCAGCTAGGCAGAACTACTTACAGGAAAAATCTCAATGGCAACAGGATACAATTGCTACGCATCCTTGGTTAAACCAGGACGATGAATCAGCAGAAGCTCGGAAAGAATTATTCGGAGGACTCAAAAGCCAATACGGCCATGTCCTGGAAAATCTTCCTAATGGTGACTTTATAGCCGCAACCCTCGTTCGAGGAATTGAAGCAATCAAGTCGGACCAAAAGGCAAAGACCGCACCTAAAAAGAAAGCGATTAAGCCCAAGAGTCCACCACCTACAGATGGAGGCAACGCCTCACCACCGGTGGAAAATGCCAATACTCGGAAACAGAAACAGAAAGATCAAATCAAGCGCCAAGGCAATCTCTCGGTAACCGATCTAGCCGCCTTTCTTAGCGACTAAACTTTATTATTAAAATTCAAAATCTTATACCAAAATGTCCTTAGCAACATCTTACAATGTCACTAGCGTTCAAGGCGCTAGAGAAAACTTAGAATCACTTCTAAAAACTGTGGAACCGACAGAGACACCTCTGTTCAGTTTCCTCCCACAATCCGCCGCTCCTAAAGCGACCTTAAACGAATGGCTCGTAGATAGCCTCGCCGACCCATCCATCTCAGGACAAGTTGACGGCGTTGACTATTCACTTAGTGATATGAGCGACTTGGTAAATTCTCGCGCTCGTTTGGGTAACAGAATCCAAACCCTACAGGACCGCTTTTCTGTATCTCGCCAAGCTGAGATGGTAGATGTAGCACCTAATGGTCAGAACGGATTGTACAACGCTTCAAAGGCAAAATCCCTTATCCAACTCAAGCGCTCAATCGAGACTGCTATTGGTTCGTCAACCGACCAAGCCGCTGGTTCTAGTTCTGCTGGAAGTTTGTTGTGTGGGTTGGGCAAATGGAGTGATCCTGAAGCAACTGGAAACACTTTCGATACTTCCTTAAAACAAGGATTTCGTGCAGTAAGTGGATCTCGGGTAGACTTCGCAAACTTGACAGAATCAGGTCTTCGTGGACTTCTTCAATCTGTTTACGAAGCAAGTGGAGCTAAAGGGGAATACAAACTTTTTGCTGGTCCTGCGGTAATGAACGCAATCACCGATTACACCCGTGCCGCTATTGCGACTAACCCAGTTTATTCCTTCACTCAAGATGTGAGCGGAAAAACCTTGGTTCGTTCTGTACTTAGTTTCATATCTGATTTCGGTTCAATCGATATCATTCCAATGCTTCACGGCGGTCGTGGAATTTCCAAAGCGATCACAGGTGCAACTAATGCCAACCCAATCGTAGTAACCTCTGCTGGTCATGGATTCTCTAATGGTGATAAGGTCACAATTAGCGGAGTTCTTGGTAATACTGCCGCAAACGGAACTCACACAGTAGCTGGTAAAACTGCTGATACTTTCCAACTTAGTGGAGTCGCTGGTAATGGTGCTTATGTTTCAGGTGGTAAACTTACCGCAGGTACAGACACCGCTGAAGGAGTCATCAATTCAAATCGTGCATACTTGATTTCGGATGATGATAATGTTTCCCTTAAATTCCTTGAAGGAATTACTGTAAACGACTTACCCGACAACGGTGCTGGCCGTAGAGCGATCTCCGAGGCAATGCTTACTCTAAGAGTAGCAAACCCTCGCGCACTTGGTTCTATTGTTTAATAAATCTTCAATCAATTAGTAGTAATTGTTTGTTTCATGTGTTCATAAAATGGGGAGCCAGCTTAGGGGTAGGCTGGCTCCCTTTTTCTTTTTAAAATATGAGTCTTAATATCATCGTAAAAGGAGGTAAGCGGAGTGGAAACTCCCAGGAGGAAATCGCTTACTACATGAGGAAAGCAAACGAGCAGGCAGTAGTTCGGGAAAAAAGTGGCTATGCTCAAAGACAGGAGCAAGCTCGCCGAGCCGCTAAATCCCTCGAGGGGGGCAAAGGAAACTTCCGCCTTCAGCGAGTGACAGATACTGCGACTTATTTAAGACACCAACAGGAGCGGCCAGGATGCTGGGGCGATAAAGGATTCGTCAAAGACTTCGAGAAATCAAACCCCGAAGTTAAGGTAAAACATTGAGGACTATTTCCTACAGCGACTTTAAGAGTAGATTCCAATCAGCGATTGGACTTGATGCTTTATTGTCACAGGAAGAAACATCGCTCAAAAACAGCCTGAATGATCGCATCAGAGGGGCATGGACACGGGCAAAATGGCCTGATGTACAGACAGTAGTCGAGAAGACTGTGGCCGCAGTCACAAGCCCTATAGTGGCCGATAAAGCGGTACAGATCGACAATGCATCCGACCTCTTAGATGTATACCAGGTATACACGAAAAACCCACTTACGGACAGGACCGCAATCCTGCTCGAATATCAATTAATCAATGGTTATTTAATTCTGCCCGCCAACTCGACACAGACATCTGTATTTGTTGTGGGTAATCAAGTACCGGCAAACGATTATGGAACAGGCACAACGGATCTTCCACAATTTTTAGAGAGATATTTATTATTAGCCTGCGTTGCAGACTTTTATAAATCCGATGGGCAATTAGAAAAAAGTGTTCAACAGGAACAGATGGCCGAGGAAACCTTGGCATTGGAACTAGATCGAGTCGAGCGACTCAATGCGATGAACAAAATAACCTTCAACACTTATCCGAGCTACAGCTTCGGAGTAAACATTTTAACAACATCATAATATCATGGGAATCAGCAGTATAAATGTACAGAACTCGATGGGAGCCAATGGTTCTATTTATGTAAACGGAACTGGGGCTAATGTAGGTGACTTTGTGGCCATACAATTTACTGAGGATTCAGTAATAGATTCGGTCACCGGCAAGATGGAAAACTCGGCAGGTTTAATAGCGGATAGTATTACATTCAATAAAAACGATTGTATTTATTTTCCCTTCACTAGCATCACGCTTACTAGCGGGGCGGCCATACTTTACAAAGCCTAATGCCATTATTCGGACTAGGTTTATTCATCGGTGATACCGATGCAGACAGTCAGGTAGGACCACCTACACCTGGTGGCCCCGATGGTGTAATCCAAACCGAAGCGGAAGACTTTTTACAAGTAGAAGCGGGTCAATTTTTAGCATTCGATTAAGAGGAAATAAATTATGGCAAATAAGCGCATTTCACAATTAACGGCACTCGGAACAACGCCAGCCGTTGGGGATATTTTACCGATCACCGATGTGGATGATACTACGGGTTCACCACAAGGTACAACCAAGGGGGTCACAGTCGCAAACCTAATGTTGGCGGCTCCCGTACAGAGTGTAAATGCAACGAATGTAACTGCGGCTGGAGCGTTGATGGATAGTGAGGTTACTAACCTAGCCCAGGTAAAAACATTTGATTCGTCCGCCTACGCAACTGCGGCACAAGGGACATTAGCAGATAGTGCTACTCAACCGGGTGACCTAGGAACAGCGGCGGCAAAGAATGTAGGGACAAGCAACGGCAATGTTGTTGAGTTAGATGCTACAGGATTGCCCGCAGTTGATGGCTCGCAGTTAACGAACTTGCCTAGTCCTGATGTGAACGGCCCGCTCACCACCGCACTTCGAGGCACAGACAACCCGCACATCGGTGCTTATCCTAATCAGAGTTTTAAGGTCACGGACAATCCGAATAAGTCGGTCATGGTTATCGCAGATGCGGACGGCAACTTGGACTTTTTGGTAAAAAGCGACTCAGCTAATATCTACCTAAACACTCCGTCTGCTAGAAAGGCGGCTTCGTTTGGATTTAGTGTAGTCGAAGATTCGACCGAGCCTGACATTGAGGTAGAGAGCGGTGGGGAAAACTATTCAGTAATCAGCGGAGACTCTGACTCTAAAGGAGTAAACGGATTACCAATCCGCCAAGGCTTTCAAAACCCAGACATAGGAGCATATCCATCACCTATTTTAATCAGCGGTGGTACAATCGCTTAACAACACACTTAACTTAGAGACACACATATTATGGCTAATTATTATTTTCATCCAACCGCAGACCAAGGCACAGGCAGTGGAGACTCAGCAACCAATGCTAAAGCATTTACTAATGCCGCACTTGCGACCGCAGAAGGTGCTATTAACTCAGGTGACACTATCTTTTTTGATACTTCTGCAACTTATGCTGTTGGAGGTGCTTTAGACTTTTGTTCGGCAGAAACATCAAAGGTTATAAATTACAAAACTACTAACGGATCAAAAGCAAAGTTCACTTGCACCTCTTGCGACCTTGGTAACACATCGTTGGTATCAGCATTAAATTACGAAAATATAGACATTACTGCTAGTGCAACTACTGATCCTGTAGTTCTTTATCAGTTAACCTCAGAAGCAACTAGATTACAGACATTTAATGGTTGTTTGTTTGATGCAGTTTACTTTTTCGAGTCAGGTGGACTTACAGGCTGTCCAAGGGCAAATTTTACAGGGTGCGTATTTACACAAAATTCTAACCAGTATTTCTTTGAACACCGAAACGGCGCGGCAGTAGCGACTGATTGCGTATTTACAAACT